AAAGGAGTACAATGTATGACAACAACAATAGATGACTTAGCTGAAATGATTAAAGAAAAAGAAAAAGAACTCTTGGAAATGAAAAGAGAATATAGAGAACGTAGAACAGAAGGATTACGTAGTGCTATAGAACAACGCAAAGAAGCTGAAAAGTTAGTGCGTGATGAAATGAAAGCACTTGGTTATGACTATGGTTCAAGTGTACGTTGGTATAACTTTTAATCATGTCAGCGTATAGTGCTAGACAGATAGCACGAAAGAATGGGTATAGGAGTGGTTTAGAAGATACTCTTGCCACTTACCTAAAAGAATTAAAGGTAGCTTTCACATATGAAAAGCTAAAGATAGAATGGGAAGACCTTGCTTATCGCACCTATACCCCTGATTTTGTATTAGACAATGGTATAATAATAGAAACTAAAGGAATATTTAATACTTTAGATAGACGTAAACATAAGGCTATTAAAAAACAACATCCTAAATTAGATATTCGTTTTGTGTTTACAAATAGTAAAAGAAAATTACGTAAAGGTGCAAAGTCTTCTTATGCACAGTGGTGTATCCGATATGGGTTTCGTTATTGTGATAGAGTAATTCCCGAAGATTGGTTAAAAGAAAAGGGAAAGAAATTGACATTGACATTCATACCTTTTAAAGGTAGAAAAGTAAAAAGGAGTTAGTATGAAACCAATAGATAATAAACATTTTAAACCAGAAGATTTTGTGGTCAATGTAAGACCAATGTTGGATGAAAAAAGAGCATGGACAGGTCAAGTTGAAATAAATATTCTTTCATCAAGGGAGAATGGTCTATCTAATTTTGATAATGAATCGCTTTTTCATCTTTGTACATGCATGTCTGCTGTAATTCCAATGATGGAAATGGACAAAGATTTATTGTTTGAGATAGAAGAGTTTATAAAAGAGTTAAAGAAAAATGATACAAAAGAAAATGATAAGTTGACAGTGCAAAGCAAAGATGGTAATGTCATCACACTAGATTTTAAATCAGATACTGAGGGGAGTGCTTAATGAATGCTACAATGAAAGAGATAATAGAATTTGAAAAGGGAGCTACCATAGATGAGTTCACGGCAGAGGAGTCTGATATGGTTAATCATCCACCACACTACAATCAAAAAGGTATTGAGTGTATTGATGCTATTGAAGCAGCAACAGACACAGGGTTTGAGTATTATCTACAAGGAAACATAATGAAATATCTTTGGAGATACAGATACAAAGATGGTTCTCAAGATTTAAAGAAAGCTCTTTGGTATCTTAATAAATTAATAGAGATTAGAGATGCGAATAAAAGTTAGGATGTGGTTGAATCTAGACGTAGACCCTGAAGATTATTTAATACCTTCAGATGGAGACATCACGGAAGAGTTAGAAGATGGTATACGTGAATACATACACGATATCAATGGAGTAGAAATTAAAACAATGAAAGTAACACAGGAGATAAAAGATGAATAATGATATAAAATTACCAACAGATTATCAAAACTTTATTGCACTATCTAGATATGCTAGATGGCTAGAGCATGAGAGTAGAAGGGAAACATGGGCAGAGACAGTAGAAAGATATGTAAATTATATTGTTACTCATGTTTCTAAAAAACATAATTTAGATTTATCTCTTGAGTTACAAGAGAAAATATATAATAATATAATTAATTTAAATGTAATGCCAAGCATGAGAGCTTTAATGACAGCAGGTAAAGCACTAGATAAGTGTAATGTAGCAGGATACAACTGTTCTTACCTACCTGTAGATAGCCCTCGTGCATTTGACGAATGTATGTATATTCTTATGTGTGGTACAGGTGTAGGTTTCTCTGTAGAAAGAGAGAACATTGATAAACTTCCTGTAGTTAATGAACACTTTGAAGATAGTACAACAGTAATTAAAGTTGCCGATTCAAGATCAGGTTGGGCAAGGGCAGTAAGAGAACTTATCGCTATGTTATATGTAGGTCAAGTTCCTGAGTTTGATGTTGAAGATGTCAGACCAGCAGGTGCAAGACTTAAAACATTTGGTGGTAGAGCTTCCGGTCCTGAACCACTCGTAGACTTTTATCGGTTTTGTGTCGCAGTGTTTAAGGGTGCAGCAGGTAGAAGGTTATATCCTATAGAATGCCACGACATAATGTGTAAGATTGGTGAGGTAGTAGTCGTAGGTGGGGTTAGACGATCTGCTCTCATCAGTCTTTCCAATTTAGGTGATGACCAAATGAGGTATGCTAAGTCAGGTCAATGGTGGGAGAATGAAGGACAACGAGCATTGGCTAATAACAGTATAGCATACAAAGGTAAGATCAGCATGGAAACATTTATGCGTGAATGGTTGGCACTTGTTGAAAGTAAATCAGGAGAGCGTGGTATATTCAACAGAGAGTCAGCTAAAAGACAAGCAAGTAAAAATGGTAGACGAGATGTTGATCATCAGTTTGGTTGTAACCCTTGTAGTGAAATCATACTTAGACCATATCAGTTCTGTAATCTATCTGAAGTTGTAGTAAGAGCAGACGATACAGAAGAAACTCTTCTTGAAAAGGTAGAGGTTGCTACAATACTTGGTACACTTCAAGCTACTCTGACTGACTTTAAATATCTACGTAAGATATGGAAAGATAATACAGAGGAAGAAAGATTACTTGGTGTATCACTGACAGGTATCATGGACAGCAAGTTGTTAAATAGTTATAACACAATCTATTTAGAAGATGGTCAAATGGTTTTTGATGAAACATTTGTAGGTGGTATCTTAGAAAAGTTAAAGGAGAAAGCAATTGAAACAAACAAACAATATGCACAGGCTTTGGGTATACCTCAATCAACTGCCATCACTTGTGTCAAACCAAGTGGTACTGTTTCTCAACTCGTGGATAGTGCAAGTGGCATACATACTAGATTTAGCGAGTATTACATTCGCACTGTACGTGCTGACAACAAAGACCCATTGACAGAGTTTATGAAAGCAGAGGGTATACCAAATGAACCTGATGTAATGAAGCCTGATAGCACTACAGTATTTAGCTTTCCAATGAAAGCACCTGAAGGAGCAGAGACAGAGCTTAGTTCAATAAACCAATTAAATACATGGGCTATCTTTCAAAAGTATTGGTGTGAACATAAACCATCTGTAACCATATCAGTCAAAGAAGAAGATTGGTTAAAGGTAGGTGCATGGGTATATGAAAACTTTGAAGATATATCAGGTATAAGTTTCTTACCACATAGCGATCATACATATGCACAAGCACCTTACCAAGCCATTGATAAGGAGAAGTATGATGACCTAATAAAACAAATGCCTAAAGATATTGATTGGAATAGACTTGTTGAGTTTGAGAAAGGTGTTGACACCACAGCAGGTAGTAAAGAACTCGCATGTACAGCAGGTGTATGTGAAGTCGTAGACATAGTAGCAACATAGAAAGGAGTATTATTATGGCTGAAGAAGAAAAGAAAGAGGGCTACACAGCCCAACAAATACAGGAGATGATCATAGGATCACCTGAAAAAATGACACTATTAAATTTATTTAATGGTTTAATGCAAGAGAATGCCAACCTTAAAAAACAAATAGAGGAGATGAAGAATGCTAAAACGTAGGCATGGTTTAAAAAAATATGATGCACCTCTGCGAATACAGTTTGATAAAGGCAGAAGTGCTTTCTTTAGAGGTACAGATTACAATGGTAAACTTTTAATGCCACCTTATAATTCTAACTCAATGCAGTATAGAGAGTGGTTACGTGGATTTAACTCTGCATTTGCACAAAATATTAAGAAGGTTAAGAATTATGAATCTAGAAGAGGAAGCAAAACAGTTCATGCATAATAAGAACAGATGTTTATTAGTAGCTTCAGACTATCAACTGAAAGCAAAAGAGACAGCCATCTTTCCTAAAGACAAAGCTCTTGAGTATTTGTGTTTAGGTTTGGTGGGTGAAGCAGGTGAGATAGCCAATAAAGCTAAGAAGGTTATACGTGATAAGAAAGATCACGATCTTGGTGGTGAGATTGGAGATGTGTTATGGTACTGTGCTATGTTAGCTGACCATTTAAAGTTAGATTTAGGTGCTATAATGCAATCTAATCTTGACAAGTTAAGTGATAGAAAAAAACGTGGTGTATTAGGTGGTAGTGGAGATAGAAGATAGGTTATCCTAGCTTACCTAGATTTCTTCCTATTATAATTCCTACTCTGTACGCACCATCTTCTTCTATTGTTCTTCCTTTGTTGTGAGTTTTATAATATTCATTCGCTAACTTACGTAAACCTCTAGGTAGATTAATCCATTTTCCTCTATCAAAAGGAGTGAAAGCACCAGTAGTGTCTTGCAGAGATTTAGAGTATCCTATTCGTTTCGCTATAACTCTAAGTCTTTGCAATTCTAATTTAACTGCATTCTTTTTTTGTGCTTCTGACATCTCTGCATATCTTGGAGACTCAATTAATTTTCCTATAAATGTTTCTACTAAAGGACCTAGTTCACGTTTTGTGTACAAGTCAGCTTTCTTATCTCCTAGTGATGGCAGTATCTCAAAGTATTTATATCCCAATCTAACTAATTCTTTTTCTGCAGGGTTAGCTCTCTCTTGAAATCTTAAACCTAGTATTTGTCCAAACAAAGGAGACTGTGTTCTTACTGTGTCTTCTCTAGTTGGAGACTCAAACTCTGGAAGACGTTGAGAGAGTATAGGAATATTCTTTTGTATCTTTGCTATGAAAGCATTGACTGCTCTTTCTTTTGTTCCTATTCCTTCTATTGCATTTGAATCCCTAACAATAGCTTCTTCCTCATCAAAAGCTGCAACAACATCTTTTACCACACGCAGTGGTGTAACAAATCCAGCTGTTACCTCTCCTAAATAACCACCTATTATTTCTCCAAGTCTTTCTGTTCCAATAGATTCTAATCCACCCTCTGTTCCTATCACCTCGTAAAACTTATCTACAGTATAGGATGCAGAACCTGCTCTAAACTGAGCACCTGTAAATCCATCTATAAAATCTTTACCTTTTAATTTATCAAGCTCACCATTGTTATACTTAACAATCATGTCAGCAACAATCATATAAGGAGCTGCAGGAAAGAAAGGTCTAGTGTCAATCTTTCTACCATCTGATGTAGTTATATTATACCATTCTGTATCTTGGTTCTTTGATCGTATGTTTATAGCTGCCATCAATGCGGCTGTTCCTACCATGCCTTTTGATATTCTATCTCTTACTTCTGCCCACTGTTTAGATGAAACATCTTTACCTAATCCTGTCATTGCACCTCTAAATGCACCTTGAAACATACCATAAGCCGCATTAGCAGGATTATATTTTAACTGAAAAGACATGGCATTTGCCATAAATCTAGCGAATGGAAACTCACCTGTACCAATAACCGGAACCATTGGAAATGCTTCTACAAACTTTACAAAGTGATGGGCAGGTCCACTCCTTGGCATGAGAGCAAATGTATTTCTTAAAGCATACTCCATGCTTCCCTTTAACACAGATACAGGAACACTTTTCCCTTGATCATATATTGTACTTAAACTTTGCTTTCCATCAGATGCTCTTCGTAACTTACGATCTATATCAAATGCAAAGAACCCTCTTCTAAAAAATGCATCTTGAATTATATTTAAACTATTCATACCTCTTGAGAAAGCTGACAAGGTTTCTTGTTTTTCTGAACCTACCTCTTGCAAAGCTCTAAATAATATATTATTAATTCTTGGATTGTTCTCTAAAAGAAACTGTGAAAACTCACCACTTCTACTTTGTCTTGCTATTGCTTCAAGTAAACCAAAACTATCTTTAGAAAATTCTCTAAGCCCTGCTTTGAAACCTTCCATGCTTCTTTGCCCTTTTAACAACGCTTGAGCAGATTTACCTGCATGGTATATAGCAGAATCTAATGTGTTAGCAGCAGTTTCAAATGTTACAACAGCGACACCTGTTGCTACGTTTCTTGCTGTGGTAGCAATCTGTGTAACCATCAATGCTCTTCTTTCTCTATCAGCCCTCTTAAAAAACTGATAGAAACTACCCATGCCACTGGTTACTTCTTCTTTATCTCCAAACATTTTCTCTATTCTTGATGAAAGTTTTGGGTCAATTTCTAATAAAGTCTTTTTCATTTTTCCTAAAGCACTTCTATACCCCATCACTTGTGCTGCTTCTCTGATTGTCATTCTTTCCATCTGTGCAAACTCATCTGTTGTTTCTAGGAAATCAAGAAAATCTTTTACTTTAAGATTGTTTTTATTTAATGCTCTCTCTAATATGTCTGTATCTATTTTTTCTATATTGTTTAGTATATCAAATACTACATCACTTACCTTTTGATCTTTTCTTTCTAATAAAGTTATAGGAGCTCCTGCATCTTTTTGCTCTTGAGTTATGTCTTCAACAATTTTTCCCATGCGTCTACTTAATTCAAGTTGTACTTTAGTATCAACCACAGGTTCAGGAGACAAAGATGTTTGCCTATTTGGTGGCATCAATTGTTCATCCAGTTTTTCTTTTGCTAGTTTAGGATCAAACTCACTCTTAGTTGTTTGTTTATTTGCGTCTATATATTTTCTTTCAGCATCAGTAAGAGGACCTTCTATTGGATCAAGTGTTTTAATTTCTTCCTCATCCATAGCTTCTTTAATAGCCTTTTTATTTTTACCAATACCCATAGCTTTGTTTGTTAAAGCTCCTACACCAGCACCTAAAGCACCACCAATTCCTGCACCAATTATTGCACTAAAAGCAGTAGATGCTAAATCAATTTCATCATCAGGTTCTTTATCATTCATGTATGCTTTACGTTGTATGTCTTGTTGTGCTAGATTAAAACCACTTGCACCTACTGCACCTGAGACTGAACCACCTATTATGCTTTTTGTCATAGCTGTCTTTGGTAATATTCTTTTCATTCCAGCTTTAAATCCTAGCTTACCTAAGATAGCAGTTCCTAATCTTCCTAAACCAAATCCAAGTATCCAAGTTGGATCAGTAGCAATAGCACCTACATAGTCTCTTATAGCTCTTCCTGTTGTGTCTCCACCCTCTCTACCAAAAGATGGTAAGCTATTATATTCCTCATACAAATCTCCAAACCTTCTTCTTTTTTCTTCGTCAGCACCTCTAAGATAATCTATTTGACCCATCATACCTATGGCATTAGTTTCAAAATACCTAGCATGAGAGATAAATCTTTTTACATAGTCTTCATTTGACTCGTTATTTTTTCTTTCGCCACTCTCTCCTAGCCTAGATACCATGTAATCATTTAAGTTAGACATTAGGTCTCTGTTATTAGCCCAATCTTGTATACTAAATGTGTCAGGATCGTCATCTTTATATTCAGATGGAGACACCTTTTCTCTATAAGAATCTAACACAGATGGTTTAGAAGAAAAGTACCCTACGTTTGGTTGTGCTAAGTTTCTATATTTATCTAATAATCCCATTATTTATTTTCTGTTTTTGGTTTAATAGTATTAAAGTAGTATGCTAGTGGATCACGAGCTGCTGCAAGAAAGTTGCTTTTATCTTTTTTGTATTCTTCATACATAAACTCTTCTCCCTCTTGAGAGTTCCACCATCTAAATGCTTCCACTGCTTTTGCTCTATCTGAAATTTCAGTTCCTTTATCTGTAAAGTAACCAAAGAGTCTAGCCATTGGTGATGCACCCAACATGTCTCCTTCACCTGTAGCCATCACAGTTCTAACTCTTTGAAATGCTTTTGAAAACTCTGCATTATCTAGTAAAGAATTAATATCATTTATAAATTCACTCTTACCCGACTGAATAACTTTTGACATATCTTTTTGTATAGGTACTTTATTTGTTGTGTCTTCTAGCTTCTTTGCTTGATCTTTTTGCAATAAATATTGATCATTTAACTCATTATAATATTTAGTTGCTGTGCCTACATCTATTTGGTTGTCTAATGCAATAGCTTCTATAACGTCATCCATTGGTTCATCTGCTTGGATAGCCATCATAACTGCTGTCTTTTCTTGCTTTGTAAATTTTTGAATTAAATCTAATCTATGATCTAGGTATGCTTGTATATCTTTTCCTCTTGTACCATCACCTTGTTCAAAAGTCATAGTGTCAATCATAAATTTCATACCAATATCATTTTCAAAACCTTTCTTTAATTTTCCAGTTTCAAAGTCAACAGCATGTTTGTATATACTATATCTTGCTTCGTCATTAATTTGATTTTCTATTTGTTGATATTCTAAAGTTTCAGGACCATATGCTTGTCCGTCTTGCAATATATAAAACCCCGGAAGTTTCTTTCCAAAATTTGGAGATGCTTGATCTCTGTCTATAGCACCTTCAACATATCCGTTTTGTCTTCGTAAATCTGTAGTAATAGCTACCATACGATTTTCTATATATCCAGTGCTTTCATATCCAACCACTTCATTATTAGCTATTGCCCTGTTTCTTTGAACAGTCATATCTAATGTTAAAACAGATTGCATTTGTGCATTTACTTGATCTATCTGCTGTGATACTTTTAACGACTTTGGTTTTTTCTTTAACACTTCTAATTGTGCATTTAAATCTATTAAAAGCTCTTGTACACTATCAGGTTTAAGCTGTTCTTTTTTTAATAAAACATCTAGGTCTGATATCTTTCTTGCATTAGCTCTTCCATACTCTGTAAAATCTTCTAACTCATATTTAGCTTTTAAATTATTTGTTTGCAGTGCTATATTCCTAAGAGCTAAATTCTGCTCCTCTAAAGGCATCAAAGCTATTTCTTTTATCAGCTTATCTTTATACAGTGGGTGCATTTCTTGATTGTCTTTAAACTCTTGATTCATTTTAAGCAATGTTGCTTCATTAATCTGTGTGTTTACACTATGGTTTTGTAATGCAATTATAGTATCGGCAGGAACATAGTTTAAATTTACAGGTTGATATCCTGTATTTTTACCTAACTCACCTAGTATTTTTTCTCTGTCTTTAATACCTGCTACAGAAAGTTGTTGACTAAAACTACTTTTAAGATACTCTTCAGGTATGCCAATTCCAATAGCTGATAGAGTTCCCGCAGCTTCTGCTTGAAATGCCAAGTCAGGGTCTCTGTCCAACGTAAATGGATTTCTTCTTTGTGCGTACAGCTTTGCTTGTGTTGCAATATCTTTTCCATATTGATCTGCTTTTGCTGGATCATAGTCTCCTACTTTTATAAACATACCTTGTAAAAATTTATTTCTAGCTTCATCTGTATATCCACCATACTCATCTTTTCTAGCACCTATTGTGAGACCAGTAGGTGTTGTTACTGTTGATGCTATGTTTTGTTTTTCTTCAAACGCTTTTCTGTGTAATGTCATATCATTGTTAAGTGCTTTTATAAAACTTTCTGCACCATCTAAACCACCCATTAAAACAGCTTCAATTTGTTTTTTGTCCAAACCTTGTTGTTTTAATTTTTGTGCAGCTTCATTGTAGGCAAGTTCATCTTGTTCATAACCAGAGTTCCACTCATCAAACTTAGTTACATATCTATCTACATATTTATCTGTTATTACCTGTGCTCTTTGTTCAAGGTCTCTTAATCTTTGTGATCCTCTTTGTGCTGCACCTTTTGCAAACTGCCCTAACATAAAACGCATTACTTAGTCTCCTCTTTTTTTCTGGACATCAATCCTTTTTCTTCTTTTACAACCTCTGCTGTTTCTTTTATATTCTCTTCTTCTTGATCTAGTTTAGTTAATATAGCATTTATTGCAGCCTTGTTTGGCTTTTGGTTTTTAGGAACTTCTGAATCCATTGTATACTTTATCTTTGCTGTTTCAGCCATGCCCTTCATAAACTCCATAAGTATTGGGTTCAATAAAAATGCAAGGTCTACACTATGAACACCTTCCATAACACCACCAGTAGTTATAGACTCAGCTATCGTACTCAAAGGAACACCCATCTTAATTACACTTAATAGTTTAGTAGATGATTCTTCTTGAACAATTCTTTCAAAGTAAAACTCCATACCATCTTCTATTGTATTTATTTGAGGTGGGTTAAGCCAAGGTCTACTGCTTAATTCTGCTGTCATTCCTTGTCCCGGAATAGGTGCTGTAAATCTTTGTTGTTGCATTATGTTACTTCCTTTTTAAATTTATTTTGTATACTGTCTGTTATCTTTGCAATCTTTATTATGTCTTCTTGCTCACTTTTAGATTTAAGTTTTTGTTGATTTTTTATTATTCTTCTTTGTGGTCTTTGCATCAAAGTTCCTTTATAATCATCTGCTGGATTAAAATCTGTTTGCATCATTTGTGATCTCAAAGCGTTTACTTTTTTGTATGCCATCTCTGCTGCTTTTGTTTTTGCTATTGTCATATTATTACCCTTTATGTAGCTTCAACTATAGGTATATCAAGCATCTTACCTACTATTGAACCACCAATTGGACTTGTAAATAAATCCATAACAAATCCACCTATTGATGCACTTGCTTCTGCATCTAGTTTTAAATGTGCTAATTCAGTTTGTAACTTTGCATCAATCTCAGCAAGAGTAAGTTCATGCAATCTATCTTTACCACTCTCACCACTTGTCCATGCCCACTCCATTAAGTCACTCATGTGTGACCACATATTGTTATAGGCTGTATTTGATATGTCTAACAATGCCTTTGCATTAAACTCGTTTGCAAAATTTTGTGATGCATTGTCTGTAGTTGCTATTTGTTGTTTCCATTTTTTGTTAAACTGTGCTATGACTAATTGATTTTGTGCATTAAATTGTTCACGTTGATCTTCTAACTGTTGGTTAAATTTAGCCATTGAGTTTTCTTCACCGGCATTAAATTTTTCCATAGCATTTGTTTGTGTTGCATTAAACTGTGATATATTGTTTGCAAGATTAGCCATGAATTGATCTGTCTGCATCTTTGATGTAGCATTAAATTGTTTAGCTGCATTGTCAGCAGCTTGATCTGATAACATAAAATCTTGTTGTGCTTTTGTGTTAAACAATTCTGTTTGTTGTGCAGCTTCAAAGTTAGCAAGATCAACTTGTAAAAATCTTTTAGAGTTTTCTACTGCTGCTTGTTGTCTGTTATTTAGATTTGCTATGTTAAGTGAAGACAATGCCGCAGCTTTTGCAAGTGTAGCTTGTTGTGCATTTGATGCGTTGGCTAAACCATATTGTGCAAATATATCTGCATCTGCTTTTGCTATAGGTAACTGTGACTCTAATATGGCATTAAATACTGCACCACTAGCCATGCTACTAGCACCTAATCCACGAGCCGCCATAGCATTCATAGCTGATCTTACTGCTGCTGTAGCATATGATGGTATCTGTCCATCTTCAGCTTGAGCACTCAACATTTCTAACTGACCTTGTACAGTAGCTTTCTTTTGTACTTCAGCTTGTCCTGCTTTTAAAGCCGCATCATATGTTGCTAACTCTTCAGGTGACATATCTCCTTGAGCAGCTTTCACTAACATGTCGTCAGTTATTTGTGTTGTCTTTGCTTCAGCTTTAGGTGCATCACCAACTTTTGTTGGATCATATGTTTCTGTTTCTACTTTTACTGGAGCATCTGCTGTTGTAGTTTCACCCTTTGTTACTTCTACTTTTGGTTGGTCTGTTTCAACTTGTCCTTTGTCTTCGCCAATAAATTGATCATCTTTTTCGTCTATTTTACTAGCGTCTATTTTTGTACCCTCTACTGCTTTTGGTTTTTGTATTTGGTCAATGGTAAAATCCATAATGCCTTGTGTATTTTGATCGGTAGCAGGTTGTGTAGTAGTATCGTCTTTCTTTTCTTCCTCTGTACCTGTGCCTGTGTCACCACCTTCTTGCATCTTTTTAACTACACCACCTTCAGCCATCTGCATAGCTCTTGCATTGTAGTTTCGCATCATTGCACTCTTATCAGGATTAGCCATTAAGAAGTTTTCAAACTGATTCATGTCACCCATGTGACCCATTGAACGTGCAATACGTTGCATCGCTTCAGGTTTAAATGCTTTAAAAGTTGCCATAATTATTTACCTATTAATATCTTATCTAATTTATCTTCTAATCTTTGAAGAGCATCCATTACAGTATGCATGTCTTCTTTAACGTCATCACGCTTTGCATACTCTTCTCTTGTTTTATTCAACAGTATGTCAAGTCTTTTTATCTCCATAAACATACCACGAAAGACCCATATAGCAGGAGCTATTACGACTGTAAGTATTCCATTCCAAAATAGAATAGGGTTTATTTCCATTATGCGTTTTCTCCATTATAGAAATCTGCAAAATCTATAGCACCTGATGTTGGTACACTTTGATTTACAAGTATTGTTTTATCATTTAAAGCATCTGTTGTGCTTAAAAAAACATCTGCATATATTCTTTGACCCGGACAATTCATTGTAAAAGTAACTACCTTATTACTAGAGTCAACTACTATTGTTGCTATTTTAGCATGTGTTGTTGGCAATGTTGTAGCTGATATGTTTCCTGATGCCGCACCAGATATAGCCATTGTTGAAGTATTATCTAAACAATGACCCCATGCGTAATAAGTACCTAATCTAGCAGTATTAAAGGTAAGAGTAACTGAAGCACTTTTAGTTGTTACACTATTAAAAGACCAAGAAAATATAGTATCATCATTAGAGGGTGGATCAAGGTATTGTCCAGAGGAAGAAATATAACTTGCAATTGCTGAAGTTACTGCTTGGCTATTAATTAGATATCCATACACTTTTGTACCACCAGCAGGTACACTTCCTGACCAAGTGTTTAAATTACCATAGTTATACCTATCATTTGAGTATCCAAGCCACGGAAATCCACTATCACTTACAGAGGATATAGCATCAGTAACTTCTTTTGTATTATCTACATAGCTTCCATTTCTATATAATTGATTCATAGAAACAGCACCTGAGATACCATACTCAGTTCTTATTTGATCTAAACTTATTGCTCCACTACTTTGAAGTGTCATGGCACTTACATCCTTGTTTATGAGTATCTATTTCTGTTTTTAATTCTTTAATTGCTTCAATTAAAAGTGGAACTAGTTGTTCATAACGTACTGCTTTATATCCATCAGGTCTATCTGCTACAACTTCAGGTAATACTTTTTCTACCTCTTGTGCTATAACACCCACTTGATGCTTACGATTAAACAATTCATCTTCACCACCATGAGCTTCCATATATTCAGTTGACCAATCAAACTCTACACCATTTATGTCCATCACTTTGTCAAGTGCATTTGGTATATTTACAATGTTTTCTTTTAATCTTTGGTCAGATGAATAGTAAGCTGTAATATTATTGGTTGCTCTAATCTCACCTGTTGTACCACTTGCTGCTGTACCCACACCAAATGAATCAAATTGCACATCATCATCTGTATCTAGTCCTAGATTACCTCTTGCACCTGATGCAGTAGAAGCACCTGTACCACCATTTGCTACAGCTAAGTCTGTTCCTGACCAATTTGAGTTATCAACTGTTGTTGAAATAGCTGCCCAAGATAAGACACCACTTCCATCTGTCTGTAAATAATAACCATTAGTAGGTGAAGCAGGAAATGTGTAAGCTGTATCACTTGCAGTTTTCTTTATCTGCCCTATGTGTACACCTGTGGTATCGCCTGTTACATCGCCTGTTACATTACCCTCAAGATTAGCAACAAGTGTTCCTGTAGTTATTGTAAGATCACCTGTACTTGCTCCTGTGAATGTGCCTGTTCCAAC